TCCGCCACGTCAGCGGCTACGAGAACCTGCTCACGTTCAAGAGCTACGAGGAAGGCCGGGCCAGCTTCGAGGCCGAGGGTGTCGACTGGATTTGGCTCGACGAGGAGCCGCCGCTGCAGGTGTACCAGGAGTGCAAGGTGCGGATCCTGACGACCAGGGGGAGTATTCTGTCGACCTTCACGCCCGTGGAGGGCATGACGGAGACCGTGATGATGCTCTTGCAAAACTCCGAGCTCCTGGGACCGCCGATCGACCAGGAGGCGGCAGCATGACCGCGCTCGAGTTCCAGGATCTTCACCCGAGCCACCGAGCGTCGGCCTGGGCCCGGCTCAATGAGCGCCAGCAACTCAAGCTGATGTTCGGGCTGATGCGGCTCAACGTATCCATGCGCATTCATAACGCGCTCCTGCGTTTGAGGCTGCGGCTGTGAGGCTGCGCAAGCGCAAGTGCATCGACTGTCGCGAGCCACTGACAACCCGCAGCGAGGTGATCTTCAATGACGGATTCTGCGATACCTGCCTCAACGCCCGATGCGCCGGAACCTCCCGCAAGACCGTCGAACATTTTGCAACAGTTCGCCGACTTCAAGAGCGCGCACCCCGCGGCCATTGAGTACCACCTGACCGGCGAGCTCGAGGCGCGCCTTGTCCTGGCCGCGGTGATCCCGGCGTTGCGCCTGGCGCAGAAGGACGTGGTCAACGCCGTTGACCGATTCACCATCGCCCGCCAGTGCAACGAGTACCAGACGGCGATCGTTCACGGCGACTGCCTGGCGTTGTTCGCGAAGATGCGCAAGGGCAAGATCCAGCAGCTCTACCTCAGCGGCATCAAGATCAGCGCGCCGCGCCGATGGGACTGATGTGATGTTATGTGACATGGACACGAGCAGCTGATGTCCAAGTTGGTCGACATGATCGGGCACAACGATGCGCCGCACCTGAACCCGCCGATCCTGACGGTCGAGGAGCGCGAGGAGCTGTTCGCCGACATGCTGCCGCACGAGCGCCTGGCTCGAGAGACCGGCCAGCCGTCCCTGGGCGCCGGCGCGATCTACCCGATCGCGGAGAACGATCTGTTTTGCGCACCGTTCGCGATCCCCGAGTGGTGGGAGCAAGGTTTCGCGCTCGACCCTGGCTGGAACTACACCGCCGCGCTCCTGGGCGCCCGCAACCCGGACACCGATCAGTACTACTTGACCGCCGAGTACTACGGCCAGCAGAACAAGCCGGTCGTTCACGCGCATGGCATCAAGAGCATGTTGCCCTGGCGCACCCTCACCGGCTGCATTGACCCGGCCGGCGACAACGTCAGCTCGCAGCTCGACGGCAGCAAGCTCAAAGCCGAGTACGAGGATCTCGGGCTCCAGCTGATGAAGGCGAACAACGCCGTTCACGCCGGGCTGCGCCGCTGCCTGATCCTGATGCAAGCCGGCCAGCTCAAGGCGTTTTCGACCCTGGTGTACTTCCAGCGCGAGCTCCGGCTCTACCGGCGCGACGAGAAGGGCAAGATCGTCAAGCAAAACGACCACCTGATGGATACCATGCGCTATCTGCTCAACACCGACGGCGCGTTTCAACCCCGGCCGATCGCTCGAGCACAGCGTCGCGCCCATGGCGAATGGTAAGGATGCCGAATGGATAAGCGCGGACCGAACACACTCCCCGACTCTGCCCTGGTGCTTCAGCGGGAATACGGACCCAACGTAGTCACCGGCGACGACCCCGACGACGAGCTGCAGGGGATCCTCGAGCGATGGCAGGTCCATCAAACCTTCTGGACCAGCATTCACCACGACGCGCAGGACGACGACAAGTTCATCGCCGGCGATCACTGGCCCGAGCCGTTGCGCCAGGAGCGCGCAGACGAGCGGCGCCCGGTGCTCACCTACAACCTGTTCCCGTCCTTCTGCCGGCAGATCACCAACGCCGTGCGCCAGCAGCGCCCGCAGCTCAAGGTCACGCCCGTTGAGACCAACCGCGGCGCCGATCCGCGCATGGCGAACGTCTCCGGCACCAAGGACTACACGCTCGCCGACGTCTACTCCGGGATCATTCGCAACATCGAGCACGTCAGTCGGGCCGACCAGGCGTATGACACCGCGTTGAAGCACGCCGTCGACCACGGGTTCGGATTCTTCTACCTGATGAACGAGTGGAGCTCGGTCGATCCGTTCGTCCAGGAGCTCGTGATCCATCGCGTGCGCAACAGCTACAGCGTGACGCTGGACCCGGACTCGGTCGAAGCGGATTACCGCGACGCGCAGGACGCCTTCATGTTCACCAACATGCGGCGCTCGACGTTCGAGCGAAAGTACCCCGACGCCAACCCCGACGACTTCGCCGGGCCCACAGCCGGCACCGCGTATGAGGGCTGGTGGGACCAGGACAACATCCGCGTCGCGCAGTACTTCAACATCGAGTACATCCCCGATGAAGTACTGATGATGAGCAACGGCAAGACGTTCTACTACAGCCAGGTCAAGGAGGTGCTCGACGAGCTCGAGTACAACACCGGCGTTCACATCGTCAACGACGCCCGCGGCAAGCCGATGCGCAAGAAGTTCCAGCGCCCGGTGTGCATGTGGCGAAAGATGACGGCGCGCGACACGCTCGAGGGGCCGGTGCCGCTGCCGTTCAGTTCGGTGCCGATCTTCCCCGTGTTCGGCGAGGAGATGCTGGTTGACGGCATCACGCGCTATGAGTCGGCGATCCGGCACGCGAAGGACGCGGCGCGTTCGTATAACTACTGGCGCACCGCCGCGGCCGAGACCGTCGCGCTGCAGCCACGCGCACCGTACATGCTCACGCCCCGGCAGCTCGAGGGGCACGAGGATATGTACGAGGACGCGAACACGCGCAACCAACCCTACCTGCTCTACAACCACGTCGACGGCGTCCCGCAGCCGGGACGGATCCAGCCGCCATCGACCGCCGCTGCCGAGCTGCAGAACGCGACGCAAGACGGCCAGGATATGCAGAGCATCATCGGGCTGCACGACGCCGACCTGGGCAAAGCCTCCAACGAGAAGTCTGGCAAGGCGATCATCGCCCGGCAGAACCAGGGCCAGACGTCGACCTTCCAGTTCCCGGACAACCTGGGCCGCGCGATCGAGCAGATGGGCCGGTGCATCGTCGAGGCCGTCCCGCAGCTATACGACACGCAGCGGATTCTCCGCATCCGTTTCCCCGATGGCACTGAGGACTTTGTCGAGATCAACCAGACAGTGATCGACGAGGAAAGCGGGCAGACGTTCCTGATGAGCGACGTCGCCTACGGCAAGTACGACGTGGTCCTCGAGACCGGGCCGAGCTACGCGACGCAACGCCAGGAGGCCGCGGACCTGCAGATGGAGCTGCTCAAGACGCTGCCGCCGGAGATGTCAGCGAACATCGTTCACCTGATCGTCAAGAACCTGGGCGTGCCGGGATCCGACGAGGTATCGGCCGTGCTGCGCAAGATGCTGCCCGACCAGCTCAAGAGCGAGGACGAGAAGCTCGCCGATCTGCCGAAGGGCGTCACCAAGAACGCCGAGACCGGCGAGCTCGAGAAGGACGGCAAGCCGTGGCAACCCGAGCCGACGCCCGACCAGGTGTTGGCGCAGAAGGCGCAGCAGCTCGAGGAGGCCAAGAACCAGGCGCTCATGGCAAAGGCGCAGGCCGAGCAGGCGACCGCCGAGGCCGACAAGATCCAGGCGCAAGCGAAGATCAAGATGGCCGAGGCCGACCTGGCGAACGCGCAGGCCGAGCACGACAAAGCGCAAGCCGGCGCCGGCGACCAGGCGCAGCAGCAGGCCGGCATGATGGCCGAGATCGAGTCGATCATTCGCGACGCGATGCAGCAGCACCAGGTCGACCCGCGAGCTCACCACGAGACGACCAGCGAGATGATTACCGCTGCGGTGGTCGACGCGCTGACCAGGGTGAAGGGGTTTGTCGATCGCAAGGTGCGCCAGGGCGTGATCGAGGCGAACGCGACGATGAAGGAACACCACAAAGGCGCCATGGCCGACATGGCCGAGGACGACGAAGCGGCCGAATCAGCAGAGGAGGATCGCGAGACCGCCCGCGCGAGCGCCCCTGCCAAGCCAGCAGCGGCGGGGGCTCCGACAATCAATGTGACCGTCAACGATCGCAAGCCGGCGCGCGTCAACTTTGAATATGACAAGGACGGCAACATCACCGGCGGCGTGCCGGAGTACGAAACCGAGACCGAGGAGGACTGAATCATGCCGATCCGCAAGGTGAAGGGCGGCTACAAGTGGGGTTCCGGGGGCAAGGTCTATCCGACCCGCGCCGGCGCTGAGAAGCAGGCCGCAGCCGCTTACGCCAACGGCTACCGCGAGAACATACTTGCGCCGCACAAGGGGAAATGATGGAAGCGCAGCTTAAAGGCGAACCGATCGTCACGCTCACGATGGAGATTAAACGCACCGACGGCACGCGCCGTTTCGTCACGGTAGCGGCAGAGATGGTCGCGGATCCCGACACCCTGGCGCGCCTAATGGCCGAGGAGTTGAAGCGTCACTTCAACCCGACCGACCAGGAGCTCGACACCAATGGCTAACATCTTCACGAGCGCCGGCGAGGGGCTGGTTGCTGACGTCCTGGACGGCACGCTCGCCGTCCCGACGTACCGCGTGGGTTGGGGCACCGGCGCCGGCACCGCGGCGAAGGGCGATACCACGCTGTTCACCGAAGCGGCCGAGGCGCGCGTCATCACCACGCAGTCGCAGCCGACCGCGTCGCAGAACCGCTTTGTCGGGCAGATCGTGTCGGCCAGCGGCCAGACGATCACCAACGCCGGCATCCTGACGCTCGCCGCCGCTGGCACGCTGTTCCTGAAATCGGACTTCGCCGGCATCCCGCTGCTGACCGGCGATTCGATCACCTTCACGTTTACCGTCACCTGGGCATAACAACATGGCACAGCAAACCATCGTAATGAGCGCGACGGACGGCCCGACGCTGACCGCCGCCGCTCGCGCTTCCTGCATCCCGACCGCCAACCGTATCGTCCTGCCGAACAACTTTTTCTACATCGGCCGAGCCATCAAGCTCCTGCTGAGCGGCCGGATCTCGTGCGCCGTGACGACGCCAGGAACCGCCCGGTTCGATATTTGCCTGGGCAGTGCGGGAATCACCATCGTGTTCGACACGCTGGCGCTCAACCTGAACATCGTCGCCAAAGCGACGGTGCCCTGGTTCCTCGAGGTGCTCCTGGTCTGCCGCGCTGTCGGCAACGGCACGTTGACCACGTTCTTCCCGCGCGGACAGTTCACGTCGGAAGCGGTCATCGGCGCGCCTCTGCCCGCCGTTGGCGGCAACGGATCGCTGCTCGTGCCCGTTGGCACCCCGGCGCTCGGCGCGGGTATGGACAACACGGCCGCTTCGGCGCTCGACGTGTTCTTCACCCAGACGGTCGCCACCGGCTCGCTGACGGTCCACAACTACCAAGTCGACGTCCTGAACTGACGTGCCGATCGCCTTCCCGCCGCCGAACCGCGGTCCCGACTACAACTGGCCGGAGAACCTGGCGACGTTCGCGCCACGATACGATGTGACGAACCTGGCGATCGTGGGGGCCGAGTTCGATGTGCGATCACTCGACCCCGGCTTCCCGATCGACTTCGAGACCTCACGCGCCGTCAACCTGCGCAACCTCGACTTCCAGTACGAGGAGATCGGGCAAGCCGCTCGCGTCAATCCCGTCCCCGTCCCGGTGGTCGACCAACGCTTCTCCGTGCTGCAGCTGGCGAATGCGCAGTACGCGATCATCGGCGTGTCGCGCGATAGCGTCGGCGCCGCGCTCGGAACCTGCATCGTGAACCTGTTCAGGACGTCGGATAACGGATTCGTCGACACGACGACGTCCGACGGATCGGGCAACTACCGCTTCCAGGTCGGGCTCCAGGGGCCGTACTACGTCGTCATGTACAAGGCCGGCGTTCCCGATCGCGCCGGCACGAGCCTGAACACCGTGACGGCGACCGTGGTGTGATGTGCCGGTCGACGTATTCCTTCGCGCTGTACCATCGGACGCGGATCCAGACGACGCCCGCCTGTATGACCCGACCGTCCCCGACGGCGGCGGCACCAACTTCCCCGTCAACCTGACCTTCGCCGGCACCGGCACGCTCCAGCTCCAGCGCAACGTCGGCGTCAACCGCGCCTTCACCGGCACCGGCAGCCTGGGCCTGCAGCGGGGCGTCGCCCTGGGCCGACCCCTCACGGGCACCGGCGCCCTCGCGCTCACCAAGAACGTCGGCCTGGTCCGCGCCTTCGTCGGCAACGGCCAGCTCGTGCTCACCAGGGCGATCGGCAAGGCGCTCGCCTCGAGCGGCACCGGATCCGTCGCGCTCACCAAGAACGTCGGGCTCAATCGGTCCTTCACGGGCACTGGCACGCCGGCGCTGGTCAAGGCGATCGCGAAGTTCCTGGCGTTCAGTGGCACCGGCACCGTCACGCTCGGCACCGTTGTCACGCCGGGCGGCGGCACCAACACGCCGGTGTCGCTCGCCTTCTCCGGCATCGGCACGCTGACGCTGTCGATGGTGGTGACGGCCGGCGCACCGCAGCGACTCGCCGATCCGCGCTCGAGGTTCGGCGTCCGCAGCAACGTCGCGCACCTGCGTCGACGACATGGCGAAGTCAGCGCGGAAACGAAAACTGATCTGACCATGCCCGAGGCCGAGCCGCTGGCCGTAGCGATCGCCGAGCTCGAGGCGCACCTGGCCGAGCTGCGCGCCCTGCTCGACGCGAGCGCGCTGGACCTCCAGGCCGCCGAGCTCGCCCTGGCGATCGCGCTGGAGCAACGCCGGCGGCTGGTTCAGAATCTCGCCGCGATTCAATGGATCCTGTTCGAGTACTTCTGACCAGGGGACATGAATTTCACTGAAACGCTGAATTGATGTCCCTTGCGCGCAGCCATTACAGTGTGCGCGCAGACTGTAAGCCCAACGAGGAGACGGTATGGCTATTCAGCACACGTTCGGCGCACTGAGCACCGCGAAGCTCGCCAGCTGCGCGCCACGCCTGGCCGCTGTGGCTCGGCGCGCGCTCGAGATCAGTCCGTATGACTTCACGATCGTCTACGGCTATCGCGACCAGAAGGACCAGGACGCGGCCGTCGCCGCCGGCAAGAGCAAGACGCCGTGGCCGACCTCGATGCACAACCGCAACCCGAGCCACGCGATCGACTTCGCGCCGATCTTCGGCAAGGTGATCCCGTGGGATGACACGCACATCTTCGCCGTAGTCGCCGGCTGTTTCATGGCCGCGGGCCAGGAGCTCGGCACGCCGATCCGGTGGGGTGGCGATTGGGACGCCGACGGCTCGACCAAGGACCAGACGCTCATGGATTGGGGGCACGTTGAGCTCGCACCGTAGACGCAAGCGCCCGCACTGGTTGAAGATCGCCTCGCCACCACCCAAAGGAAAGCGTATGTCCGAGAACCAGCCATCACCCGCACCCCAACGCAAGGTCGCGTACATCAGCTTCGCGCCCGACAAGTTCGGCGAGCTCGTGGACTCGATCACCAACTTGCCGTATCGAAGCGCCGCCCCGCTGATGCAATTCCTGCAAGAGCATGGCCGCGCGACATTCGAGGACCA